GCTTCCCTGCTCCTGTGCCATATACTTGTCAATCATTGCCCCGTGGCTTATCATCAGCCCTGTTACCTGCTCGGTTTTCTCACTCATTAGCTTCTCACGGATACCGGATGAACAACCAAGTAGATAAGAGGCTAACCATACATCACGGTGGCGGGTAGGAATGCGACAAGTTCCGTGTGCCTCCTTAAAGCGAATAACCGACAGGTGAGTGAATGCAGCTTCAAGAAAGTTAAAGGCATACTCTACTGCCATGCGATTCATCTCTGTGCCATATACCACACATCGGGGTGTTCCACTCAGCATATACGCTTTGCAATAATAATATTCACAGATGGCGTAAAGCAGATGACGCTTCCAACCGCTACGGTAGTTATCTGCGGTATGATAGTTGTTTGACCGACCAATACAGCTTTCTTCCTCGGCTTCCGGTGTGCCTTCGATTTCGGACAAGCTCATGTTATATTCGGTGATAAGCCGTTGAATGGCCGCAGCCGCTGCATTGGCTTCACCTTCGGAACCTACCGCCCGAGCTCCATCGCGTAAGCGGATCAGCTTCTGAATCTTGTTAATGATGGTTTGTTTATCCATTGCTTTCTTTTATATAGATTGATACCAGTATTCGTCCAGAGCGTTTAATGAACAGGGCTGTTTTACCTTCATCCGTTGTCAGCTCCGTTGTAACATCGCTTTTTACTTGCAGCTCCTTGAGGTCTGTATTAAGAATCCACTGTATCCACTCGTAGTCTTCGATGGAGTCACCAAATACATGATTATTATTTATATCGTCCAGAGTTATATTCAGTAGGCAGGTAAGCCAAGCCGGCATTTTGTCCGGCTTGAGATTACTTTTGTAAATGAGCTGCTTCATATATCCATCGCACTCATGGATAATGGTAGTGAACGCTCCACATCGTTCTCATCTTTGTATTTCACTTCGACAAACTGGCAAGTAGGCACCGGCCGATAGGCTTCTTTGATAATGCGAAGTCCCTCAAGGAACGTGTCGTCTTTCGATTCATTGGCCATCTTTTCCAGTTCCAATACCTTGTTGGCTTTCAATGTTCCCTTCTGATCCTTGGCCAGCAAGCTGGTAATAGCATTGACCAGGCGGGCGGATTTTTCGTCAGTAGCCAAGGTGGCCAGATACTCACGTACTTTTTCAATACCAATTTCGACACTGTCATCCCATCCGTCGTTCAGCCGATTACCCACTTTGATGGAGATGTGTCCATCGCTATGTGTCAATGTACGGCTTTTACGGTCAAGTTTCACCTTGAAAAGGCGCTGTTGCATTGTGTCGAGTTCTTCACTTTCTTCAAAGATGGTTTGTTTCTGCTCTTGCATACAACCACTTAGCTGTTTGAGAGATTGAAAAGTACGTGTTACAAACTCATCACGCATAGCGTTATACGATTGTCTCTCACGTTGCAGGTTCGCCTCTTCGGCACGTTCTTCTGCTTCGAGTTGTGCTTTTAGCTCAAGACGTTGAGCTTTAGTTAAATTACTTACATCCATACAATTTTGATTTTTAAAATGGTTCATACTTATTTTTTTGAATTCTTGACTTCTATTGCAAAGCAATAGTTTCTTTTTAATTTTTTCTTTATATCGTAGGAGGAACTATAGGGCTTTTATGCAGTATAAAGAAAAGGTAATCAGAATAGATAAACAGATAGAGCAATATAAGATAGTATTGCTTAGTCTTCTCTCCATTTTATCTATTTGCTCTTTCAGCATTGTATTTTGATTCAATATAGCTACCAAATATTGAAAATAAAGGTCCTTATCATTCATTTTTGTTTATTTGAGCCATGCGACAGTTGAATTTCCTACCGCATGGCAGAATTTTAATCAACTATAAATTCGGTTATATTTGGAACTGCTTGAAGGCCTTCCATTACCTCTACACTTGTAGGGGTGACAAGTGCAGTTACATGAGGATGATAGTTTTCGCAAAGAAACTTTATCAATGGCTTTGCCGCCTCTTTCAGTTCTTCCAACTTCCTTTTGTTTTCTTGAATATCAGTTTCCATATATTGTATTTATGGGTTTTACAAAGCCGCCCAAAGCTCATTTCTTTACTGTATTGAGCCTTTTCAGGCTATTATTTTCTTCTTGAAATTCTCTATGGCTTCCTCAAATGTGTCTCCAAAGGCGTAATTATCACTTTCTTGTAGATTAACGAAACCCTCCCCAACGCAACAATAAGTATTTCCATCAGGTATGACTTTTAAAATATGCCCGTCCCGCTTAAAGTAAAGTTTTCCTTCACTTACCCATTGTTCAGCCTGCAAATAATACATAGCATAACTATTCCATTCAGATGAGTGATGTTGTGATTTAGCTGTTGACCAATCGTCCCCATTTAACACATGATTAAGTCCTATATTTACAGATGCAAGTGGCTTATATCCCAAATACTCTTGAATTTCCTGGCCACTTTTAAAATGGTCAAAAGTATATACTGTTAGTTCCATATTATTTCATTTAGTTATTATCGTTAATTATATTGTTAATATCTTTATAAGATAATGTTCCGTAGAGATTAATATCTATACTGTCACCGAATATATTGATAGATAAACTGCCGTCGACTGAACAGTTTATTTCTGTCGCACAAATTTCAACACGATGTTTTTTAAGTAGAATTTCCAAGTCCTGCATGAATTCCAATTCTCTGTCTGTCATATTAGCTCCTTTCTAATTGGTTATTCGTTAATTACTTCAACTGTCGGTCTGAACATTTCAGCCTCTCCGTTGTCAAATGTCACATGCCCATAGCATTCTATTTTTGTAATAGTATGAAAGCCATTTTTGCTTTTACGATCATAATACTGCTTCCCATAACTACCACTGGTTTCTTTAAGAACCCTTACCTTATCGCCTACTTTGGCACCGAGGTTTTTTATTTCCTCTTTTAGTATTTGCTCCCGATAGTGTTCTACATCAATTTGAGAACTTACATATCTTCTCTCATTCCCGTCAATGGTTACAAGATAGAGGTCTTCAATAGGTTGATTTGTGCCACCCCTGTGATAAAGGTCATGGTATGCTAGCCATCCCGGAAACTCTTTGCCACAGTTTACATCGTACTTATCTGTGATTCGAACTGTTCTTTCACTCATATTTCAATACGTTTTACGTTAATTCAAATTCTTCCACATCACCAAGATGATGATCTATTTGTAGCCTAGTGAATAAGCTGTAAACCCACGAGTATTTTTGCAGCTCCTTTATTATTTCATCCTTTGCAATTTTCCCTTCCATGATGAATATTGACTTACTCCCACCGCGGGAATCATGCGCGCTGTAAGGAATACACAGCATTGTAACTCCACGATAGTAGACATACCCAATACCCTTGCATTTTTTCATGGCAGAGTACAAGGCATCGTCTGAATCTATTTCACCACCTATTCGGCACTGGTCTTTTACTGACATACTACCGCTTAGCATCGTGATGTGATGTCCGGGGACTCCTGTTGTACCGAAATACATTGCTATTGATTCTTTGCTCATTACTATTTTGTTTTTAATACTTATAATTTCCTTTGTAATACTTTTTATTGGTTCGCTCACGCTCTTCATCAGTGAGCTTTGCTTTCGAGTTGAGTTGCTCCAGATAAATCTCGTCCAACTCATAGCGACGAAGAGCGGTATGGTATTCAGCGAGCAGATCGTCGTACTCGGAAGCGGGGATATGGCCGGAACCGTTGTACAGGCGGTCGGTAATCGTATCAATTCGCTTGGCTGTCTCTGACATACGTTCGCTAATACGCTTTGTCTCTTGCTTTCGCAAGGATAAATTGTTATTGCTTATTGCCATACTACTTTATATTATCCGTAAACTCTTTGGTTTCCAAATACTCCTTGACCACTTCGCTGGCATACAGCTCTGAAAGACTGTAGGATACACGATCATTCTGAACATATCCCTTAATAAGCCCCTTCGATGCCCAGCGCTTAATAGTGCTCTTACCGCAACCAAGCTTTCTAAGTGCATCGGCCTGACTAATCAGATCGGCAGGCACGCTCTCTGTTAATGGTTTATGTTTTAGTTTCATGGCAACCTTACGAACGCCTACCAATCGCTCTAACCGGTTGATGCGTTGCAGTAAATTAGTCAACGTACGTCGTGATACAACGATCTGTTCTTCATCTTCCGGGAGAATGCGTTTGGGATTCGATTTCACATCGGGCTCTACCGCTCCGGGTATTAGTGCGTCAAGTCCGATCTTACCCGCCAGATATTGTGCTGCATCTCTGGCAGCAAAGAACATCGCTTCGTCTTTTTCAGACTCCGGTACATTGACGTAACGGTTGAATACCCATTTCTCATCGTGCCGACCGGTTAACACCTCAGCCTGTACCAAACTACCCGGATCGCCTTTCTTTTTCAAAAGAGCCACTGCGTGGTCTATTTCTCTCTTTGTTTTCATAACTAATTATTATTTTTAAGTTATTTGTTCTCTTTATGTAAGATGGCTTCGAGCTGCTTCTTAAAAGATTTTAGCTCATCGAGGCTCATCTTCGTAATATTCTTTCTGCAGGCGCTACGAGTGCGGGCGAATACATTGAGCTTCGCTTTGTTCATCTCGAAGTCTTCCGGGGTGTCAGTATCACAGTAATCTTTATTCAGGAAAGAGATTTTGAGCGACAGCCCATAGATTTCACCTACGAGTTTCTTGGCGGCAACACCGAGTTTCTTACTATTGTCTTCCTTCAACCCTGAGAGTATACGCCGAGCTTCGTCGAAGCTAAGTTCCTTGCTGCTGCTTGTTCTTCCATCGGTGAACTGTGCAACGAACCCGTGCCGTTCTTCATCATCAAAGCCCAATTTCGAGAAGCAAGACTGTAACGCGCGAAGTTGTTGCGGAGTGATGGTTTTGTTGACGATTGGTTTCATGTGATTATTTTTTTGATAATTTACGGTACCAGTACTCTTCTGCCTTTTCCGGCCAGATATCAAACTGCATGGTAGGCCCTTTGGAGCGTCCTTTGTTGAATGCCCGAAAACCTTCTACATAAACTTTCAGCGAGGCATCATACATTACGCTACGGGCAGAGCGACCATTGGGCAGTGTTCCGTCGGCATGACTGATAAAGATAATCAGCTTGTTGCGATGCTCTTCCTTGAAGAGGATGTACTGCTTATAATTCATCTGTGCATACTGAAAACTGTCTATCACTACCATATCAGGGGCTTTCTGCTTCTTAAGCCTAGCTGACAACTCATCAATCGGCTCGTTGTCGAGCAATAGGAATCGACGGTTGACCTCTGCCATCCCAAACTCGATAAGCGTGTTCTTCATCGTTAAACTGGCGCCCTCTTCGAGACTGTTATAGGCTACGCGACCAAAGCGACAGAGGTATTTGCAAAGCTGCATCACAAAAGAGGTTTTTCCGTTACCCGAGTTTCCCCATACGATCCATACACCCCGACGCTCCGGGCATCCGAAAGCATCATAAAATTTGCCCTCGAAAGGAAAAGAAGGAATCTTGGTCGTTAGTATCTCACTTACTGACTTGGCTCTTCCCATTACTCTTCTTCTCCTTTCTTGCGTTTTGATTCAATGATACGCTTGCGGGCATGCACCACCTTGCGTACTCGACGTAAGTCATTCTCGGATGCTTCGGCGTCTTTGAGCACTTTCTTTATTTCGGCTTCATCGGTCAGTCCGTTGGCTCGGCAGATGGCATAGATATCGTTTTGCGTTGTGGTGCATATTTCAAAGAAGCGGCGACCGATCCGGCTGTTGATCTCTTTATAACCTTTCTTATTGTACCGCAAACCATTTTCGATGCGACGCTTCATGTAGTCGGTACTCAAAAAGATAATACCCGCCCGGTTTTCCAATCGGTTATATATAGAGATAAAGTAGTACAGAACGGAGTCGGTCAGTTTGTCACCTTCATCAAAAATAAGTAGCGGATTGTTTAGAAATGCAATCATGGTAAGCGCATATTCGAGCATATCCCTCAAATTGGTACCATCGGTCGGTGCACCTACCTGACGGGCTATCTCACGCACGAAGTCGCTTTTGCGCATATCTTCGGAACAAAGGATGTAGTATACATTGCGGTGGTTCTTACGGTAGTTGATGGCGGCTGTTGTTTTTCCACATCCGGCATCGCCCACTATCCAGGTGACGTTCTTATAGAGTTGTGCATCGGTGAAAGTGAAAGTCAGATCGTTGAAAGCATTGCTCTCGTGTATCTGCCACTTCTCAAAGCTGAAACCAATCTGCGAAGCGATCTTGGTAAACATATCGTCTGAGATGTTGGCATACTTCGAATTGATGATTTGCGATACGGTAGCAGAACTGACGCCGTTCAAGCTCTCGCTGGCACGGTTGCGGGTAGGGTAATTATCGCAATAAGCACTCAGGGCATTGCGAATGGCATCTTTATCTGCGATAGTTAAATTTTTCATATTTAAATGATGTTTGAATGGTTATTAAATACGGTTTAATAGCGGTTATAGCGATCTACATCGTCAAAGGTGAAGTTGGATAGCTCTTTCGTGTATTCGCCCACATCGGAGAACTCCAATACCTGATCTGATTCTTCCGGCTGTTCGCTCTTTGGGGGCAACTGCACCGGAGGGATCAATGTGCCATCTTCATACTCTTCGCGGTATCCTCTCATCTTTTTATCGGACAGTCCTTTGGTCTTGGGGGTGTTGAGTCCGAAGTATTCAAGCGCAATACCTTCTTCTTTATCGAAGTTTTCCATCAGGAGCAACATGGCGGCACGGTTGGCTTTGCTGGCTTCTATCTGGGCGCGCATCTGAACTGTTTCTTCGTGTTCCTGATCCTGTATCGCTCTGTGAACACTGACTTTCGGAGTGGCGCCTGAGGCAAACTTTAATCCGTCTGCTGTTTCATACCACAATTCTACCAGAGTCATATCGCGCGGATCATACAGTACATGGAATTTCTGTCCGGTGTGTTTCATGGCAAACGATTCATCACGCAAACCATTGGCGCCATACACCTCGTATTCGTATTTCCGTTTGCCGATCTCGATGCAAAGGCCGCTGTTGGTATAAGTAATCGGCTTTTTGCTTTTAAGCCAGAACATCTGAATCATATCCAACTCTGTCACCGGAACCGTCAAGGGATTTTCGCTCATGGTGTACATATCCTGACGGCTGATACCGGTAGCCGGATGGGCGCTTTCGTTCCATTCGTTTCGACATTCGGCATACAACTGCTTCATTTCTTTGAGTGTAGGCAACTTGTCTACGTTGGCAAGTATCAACTCCATATTGGGGTGGCTGTTCTGCTTAGTGGCCGTTATATTCTGTCCCGTGAAGTTCCAGTACTTATGCAATATCTGTGTCTGAAACCGGCCGAATACCGATTCAATGGTTTTACTTTGTCCGCTATATGGGGCGGTAAAACGGTGCAGGCGACAAATCTTTTTAAAGAAGTCTTGTGCACTCAACTTTTTGTGTCCGCCCTGGTTGTCGTTTACGATCTCGTAAGGTTTCACCTTGGCTGTCTCCACAGCCATGCGGAATGCGCGGAACTGGCTGTCGAACTTCTCGCCCGGAGCGATATCGTAACCCAATAATACTTCGCTGTAAGCATCCATCACTTCGTACACACTGGTAGTGCATATCTTACCGCTTTCATTGCGGTAGTAGAGATTTAGCTTCGTACCATCTGAGTACCAAACAGAGTCGCGCAAGCTGGGTTGTTCTGTTTTGAGTAATGCACTGTACTTCTTGCGCCATTCGAGTTCACCGTGAACAATGGCAAACCAAAGCGGCTGTATGGCCGGGCTGAATAGGAAATTCCGAACGCTTGTAGGGCTTTTAAGCTGTTCGAGGCCACGGAGTGTTGCCTGGTGGTTGAACTCTTCGAATATCTGCATCTCGGTGTAAACGGGAACGCGGCTGCGGCGTAGCTTCAATAGCAATCGCGCCTCTTCGGTTCCGATCTTTCGGGTGTTCTGATTACCAACCTTGCGACTGACGAGTGCAGCGTAACCCTCTTTCTTGTATTGGTTAAACTTTTCGCGCAGACGGCTGTTGCGTAAGGTGTGCCCGTAGGCTTCGCGCAACTTATCACAAGTACCCTCTACAGCTTCCCAGACTTGTGCTTTGCGTATGAATCCACACTTGCTGTGTAGTGCTCGTGTATTGCTCTCTACACGTATCATCTCATTCATCACCTCGGCATTCAGCACATATTCGGCTTGCTTCTTGTCGGTCAATCCGCTTCCGTCGGGTAAGCGGTATTTGTCGCGGTAATACTCCACCGCTTTAGGATCGGGTATTAGAATGTTACTCATATATTGCTCTTTGATTTTTTGAACGGCATCAGGGTTGTGTGAATCATACACCTCGCGGACTGGATCATATAGAGAATCATAATCGATAAGTGCCTTCCTACCGTTTCCACCACGCTGAACAATACGAATTTTACCACATCGCACATACTTCTTATAAGTTGGTTCGCTAAGTATTCCACTTCCAACGAGTTCTCCGTATGTTACGCATCGTATATTTCCAAACATTTCCATATCACGTATATTTTTATTTTATATTTAGTACAAATTCCGGCTCCGCCCCGAAAAAGTAAGCTGCTCTGTAAAGCTCTTAACTTGCTGCTGTAAAACACACTCACTATTCTCACGAACCATGAGTGTTTTGCTACCTTTGTAGCATCGTTAAAAAACCATTATTATGAATTACTTTATGATTCGATTCACATTCCATCTCCCAAATCAGGATTCGATGGATATTGCTCGCAAAGAGTTCGGAGGTCTTCTAAGGAAATTGAACCTGAAATACAGAAGCGTAAATGATTTTGACGGTTATCAATGCTCATCCCGGTCAGATTCACGTCCTTGGGAACTCGATTTTTTAATATTGCCACCAGAATACCAGCAAGACACGTGTTGGGAAGCTCTTCGACTCCTGAGTGAATCATATTTAAAACCCTTTCAGGATGCTCATCCGGAATTGGGAGACGTAACCATATATAGGAATCTTCATAATTTTCCATTTCTAACGCAATTGACTTCGGACTGGTGGAAATAAGACCCTGTTCGGCTTCGTGGTATGACAGCAGATGTGTTCTTAGCTCTTCCAAATAATCTCTATTCATTACTCGGCCCTCCTTTCTTCATCCCAAGCCCTGCTAAGCAGCATTAGTACTGCCAACAATACGATTACCGATGCGGATAACGCATCCTTACGACTTACCTCAATACCATCAGCCAGATACAATGCCATAAACATCGCTACTACGGCTGCTACATTCTGAATCCAACGTAATGTTTTCATGATTTTACATTTTATTTAAAAACCGATTCTTTAATACCTCGCGTTCCTGATCGCTCATCGGGAAAATATCTACGGACGGAATTTTGGTGAATTCACTTTTGATTACCGTCAGTGTTATACTGCGTGCCAGTTCAAGTTTTCGCTCACATTCCTCACTGAGTTTCCATGCCGGATGATACTGTTCCAACTTTTCGACCTCTACCTTTTTGCCGTCATTGTAGGCAAGGATGTGGGGATATGTCACACAGCAGCATCCATCGCTCATTTCAGCACCGATCAACACATTCCAGTACGAGTTACGGCCACTCTTGCTGCCAATGGCAGACCACACGTCAAAAATCACAAATTGAGGAACACCCTCTTGATCGTAACCATCTACCACTACCACCTTGGCATTGGCCGATGCCAATTTCTTGCACTCTTCTTTCCAGTATATCATAATAGGTATTATTTAAAGGGTTATTGCTTCCCGATAAGGGTTTTCAACTCTCTTTCTGATGGTAGTAACTTCATACTGCTCACCGCCATGATTTAGCGCATAAGAACGTAGCATACGCGCAGAAGGACTATTGGTTTCAAATCGCATGGCCGCCCATACAGTCCTTTCCGATACCTTAAATGTCTTGGCTATCTCCTTTTGGAGTTCCAAGCTAATTTCAATTACTTCTTTTTTTTCTTCCATATTTCGTTGTCGTTTAATTGATATTATCTAACTTTGAAGCGTTCCTCATCTTGAAGACCTTGCAAAGATATACACAATTTGGGAATAACAAAAGAAAAACAAAGAAATATCACACAATATGGGAATTATTTTAAATAAAAGCTCTGTTTTAGATAGAATTAAGCAGTGTTACAACCTAAAGGGAAATGCAGAACTTGCTCGTTTTCTTGGTGTTGCACCAAATACAATTAGTAATTGGTATGGAAGAAACACTTTTGATCTAGATATACTATACACAAAATGTGTTGATATTGACTTTAATTGGCTTTTCACGGGTAATGGGTCTATGCTTCGTGATACTCAAGATAACCCTATAATAACATCAACAGATCAACCTATATTAACTCAGGATGATTCACAAAATGAAGTCACTACTTATTTATATAAATTGTATAAGGAGAAAGATGAGGAGAATAAAAGTTTAATCAAGCAAATCGGCTGTTTAGAAGAGCGTATTCGCCATCAAAATACTTCTAATAGTAACGAAGTCACTGATGCTTTTACCGAGGAGTCATCTGGAGACTCTACCAAAGACTATGCACATATGAGAAAACCTACAAAATTATCAGATCAACCGTCTACTGGGACAATATAA